GTTCTTTATCTTTATATCTTTTAACAGCAATTTTTAAAGCTTCTTCTTGTTTATTTGTTAAAACCAATTTTTCTTCTCACTCCTTTATTATATATATTATACAATAAAAAATAAGAATTTGCAAAGAAAAATTCCTAAGGCTATTTTTAGTCTGGAAGACGAAGTATATGTATGTGCTCGATGCAAGCTAGATAAAAAAAAAGAGGGGCTTATTAAAAGCCCCTTACCAATTACAGTATATATCAATAACCCCTGGCGCACAGCCACAGTCATAAACCTTACCAATTCCAAGTGTAGTTTCAATTAAACTACCTCTCGGGTATTTAGTATCATTTTGATTCACTGACACACAAATATATCCATTACCATCACATACTAAACCACGACTATCTATATGTCGGCCAGGAATATTTAAACCATACCCTGGTAATACTCTTTGAGAATACCAAGTTTCTTTATATCCACTTGGAGTGTATTTCCCATCTACAACTCCACCTCTAGCAGTTAATATTTTTCCACTGCTATGATTGGTTACTTTTACTTCTACTTTTGGATATAATTTATCTAATTCACTTTGAATTAAAGTATAATCATATCCCGCTTCTTCTAAAGCTTGCTTGCGATTAGAGCCATTCCCCCATAAGCCAGTATTAACTTCTTTAACTATTTCTTCTGTGCTTTTTAGCTGAGGTTCTTTAATTATAATCTCTTCTTCTGCTGCAAGCGGCATTCGTGGCTCTTCTTTTAGCTCTACAACTATTTCATCTGGGCTGCTAGCCTCTATAGATCCAGCTGCCACCACAGTTATAGGCATTAAAAAATATCCAATTATTATACTCAGCGCAATGAGTAAGGTTAGCTTTTTTTTCATAATAATAGTTTCCTCCTAATATTTCTATTAGGCTTATGTTGTGCAATTATTATAAAAACTTAGGCTGCCCTCCCCAAGTTTTTAAAAGTAATATTGTTGTCGCTCAATGATTTCAAAATCTTTCACGATAATTTGCGGTTTGTCATCAAATGAGTTTCTCTCACACACTCCAACGACGTTAATTTTTACACAACCTGAATCTGAAGGAGTTAATAACTCTACTTCTTCTTCAGTAGCCTTAAACTTAATGATACTTATGTCGGAGTTACCCGGCATAGTGAATTTTAAGGTGGGTCCTTTCATTACTGTCATTGAATCTTTAGTTATATTTAAGTCTTCAATAACAAAGAGCGGTTGTTCCACCTGCTGTCCCCAAAGTGCACTGTAATCCATAATATTATAAAAATCATACTTATTTTCTTCTATTCTTTTAGCATTAATAATAAAATCTACATCGTACTTTGGAGAGAAGTCAAAATCTTTAAAGAAGTTATTCATATATGATATAAAAGTTGGAATATTATCTGCTTTAATACCCAAACCAAAAGCTTGCGGATGCCCTTGGGCAAATTCAATTAAGTTTGAGCCTTCACAAATCTGGCGAAAATCCCCTGTAGAAGTAGGCGCTCGCCCACTTCCTTCATACCATATTTCATTTGGTTCATGTTTTGTTTCAGAAAGAATTAAGATAGGTCTTTGATATTTGCTCATTAGAACATTTGCAATTAAACCTGTTAATGTTGTTCTATCTTCTGCTTTAAGTTGAACCAAAAGAATTTTGTTCTCTAATAAATTTTGTTCTTCTGTAATTCGCTCAATCAGTTCTAAGCTTGTGTCTCTTTGCTTTGTTTGCCTGTTTTTAACATTGGCGCAATTTCGACAAGCTTGTTCTACAACTGTTTCCATTTGGCCTTTACAGCCTCGCTTAGTTGAAGGTATTTCTTCATAAGCTTTGAAATCAAGCATAGACTCAAATAAGATAAGCTTTTCTTCCATTGTTCCCATTCTAACTACTGCATTTACATATGGAGCAATATAAAAAGCTACTCCAAAAGGGGTTACTTGGTTACCTAATTGGTAAGCATTTTTAATAGTCATTCCTTTAAAATAAGGATTTTCTATATTCTTTAATCCCTTTTCGATTAAGCGTTTAGTTTCATAATCAGCTAGGCTCATTACATCTGCAACTAGCCCTAATGCTACTAAGTCTAGCAATTTCTCCGCACAGTTTCGCTCCAAAAGAGAGTCAAGATAGCTACAAAATTTATAAGCAATTCCTGCTCCAGAAAGCGATTTTGTGGGGTAATCACACAATTGGTTGTTAATAACACACGCATATTCAGATATAGAGTCACTATGGTGGTGGTCGAGGACCAGCGTCTCAATCCCTTGCGCTAACAGTAATTTTTGCTGTTCTAAATCTGAGCTTCCAGCATCAGGAACTATTAACAGCTTAATTTCTGTTGGGACTTCTTCTAAAATAATACCATGCTCTTTACCTTTGTGCAATGAATACGAAACTTTTGTTTGTACAAAATGCGGAAATAGCATATTTAAATAGTTAAGTAAAATTGCTGAGCTTGTATAGCCATCTACATCGCTATCTATTATAATATGCACCCTATCATTTTGCGCAATATGTGAAATTAACATTTTAGCTCCTTGCTCCATATTATCTAAAAGCATAGGATTTAAAATATCATTATCACTTGTGTTTAAATAATGGTTTATGTCTTCTATTCCTCTATTAGCAAGAACTTGTTCTATTGCAGAATATCCTTGCCGTCGAGGTGATATCAGCTTATATTCCATAGAATATTTAGTCTCCTTTCATAGACTAACACCATCTTAATATTTGATTTTTATTAAACATTTTTTTAAATCTCCTGACCAAAGTAATGAATAGCGTTGTATGGCAGTGCTTTGACACAAGGCAAGCAAATAATACGCACTACTTCGGAGGGTATTTCTTCATCTATATAAGCAACATTTACTGCATAACCACGGGCATTAGGGTTAGCATTAACTGCAATCCAATAATCTCCATTTTCAAATGAGGCAGTACTTTGATTAGATTTTTTTATTCTTGCAATAATCGGAATTTTCATAAGTTCATATTTTTTAATAATATCTTCCAATTTTCTATCTGCTCTTTGCCTAGTCGCGCCAAAAACAATTCCTTTCATAGGATTATCCTTTCTTTAAACAACTTTAAAAACTTCTCCAACCCTTCATCACTAGGACTAGCTTTGTATCCCGTGATTCCAGCTTTATCACAAATAAAACTTAATTGAACATAATTTTTATATCGCTCTTGAAGCTTTTTAAAAAGTTTAACTTGTTTTATATATTCTTCATCCCCAAGTTTTTTAAACTGATGATCAAAAGCTACACATACTTCTTTTGCCCCGGCTGTAATTAACATGTGCATTTGATAAGCTGTGATATTACTACCGCAAACCGCAACTGACATATCATTATCAGCGCCCAAATATCCTTGCATTTGGAGCGTACTTTTTTCTGATTCAAATACAATTGCTTTACCCATTTTTTTAATATTATCTTTACTATTATTAAAATTGTAAAGATTCATACCAAGCGGATGGCTATAATATTCACCATTGATTTTTAATGGTCTATATTTTCCGAAACGCTCTGCTTCTTCTTGACACAATGCTCGCCCACGTATTCCGACTAATCGACCATCTTTATCAAAATGCGGAATTGTAATTTGATCACCACCAGGATAAAAACCTATTTGTGCTTTTTCTAAAATTTCTTGTTTTATATTATCATTTAACCAAGGCTCTAACCGCACATTGTAATTAAATTTATTAAGAATAGACTTATCATATTCTTTTAAAACAATATCATAATCTTTAATCTTTATACTATTTATTCTATCATATCTATTAAAGACTTTCCAATCTTCAAGTTTTTCTTCTTGCTGATCTTCAATAAAGTCTAAATAACCAAAACGATAAGCTAAAGCGCGCACCGCATCATTTAAATCAAGTGTTTTACCTTCTTGTATTTTTGCTACTTTAATAGCCAATTCAAAAACATCAAAGCTAGGCTCTGCGCAACCGCCAGTATAACAATAAAAAAGTTGACTATCTGAATAGAAGTAAAGCTTGCGACTTCCCTCTCCAGCTACATTATGGCAAATCGTTCTAGATACAATCCCAAAAGACGTGTATTCGGGCTCCCCATTCCAATCTAAGAGAAGCTCGAATACCTGTTCAGTTGTTATTTGTTTTTTGATTTCACTTTTATCAAAGTTAATCATATTACAGTGTTGTGTAAACTTTGGTAACCGGCAGCCGTAAACCAAATGTCTCATTAACTATTTTTACAAGATATTTCTGCGGTTCCAGCTTTTTATCATTGCCCTTTCTATCTTTCAGCAATTCCATTGCCATTGTTTTACTCATATTGTATTCAAACATTTTAAAAAGCTCCTTTTTCTTCAGTTAATATTTTTAAATCTTCTATTGAAATAAGATTATAATCCCAAGTTGTTGCAAACATAGGTTTAAAACGACAAGTGCTATAATCAGCTTTAGTCCAAAGATATATGCCTTTATATCGACCACGGCGATTTTTATAAACAGATAGCTTTACATTTGGAGTTTCAAAAGTATTAGCAGCTAAAATTGTTTCTAGCTTTTCTAAATCTTTCTGCATACAAGGTAAAACATGCATACCTAAATCTATTGAGTCTGCAATTGACTTAGCTCCACGTAAAAGATTTTGATCTGGCATTTCTGAATTTTTCCAGTCTGCATTGAGCTGTGTTGAACTAAGAATAAATACTCCATATTCATTAGCAATATCTTTTAATCGTCTTGATAACATAAAAAGAATATTATCTTCTCTTATCTTTACACCACCGGCACGTCCTGCTATTTCTTCAAGTATTTTTAATGAACTCATAATATAATCAAAGAACACGTAACTTACATTATTTTCACGAATATTTTTCTTTATAATATTTTCTACATCTCGCAAAGAAAAATCAGGAAGTTCAACAATATAAATTTTACTTTCTGCTAAAATTCGTATTGCCTCTTTTACTCTTGCTTCTTCATCTCCAATATAGTGATTATTCATTATATGCTCTTCATCGACTGCTGCTATAAAAGACCACATCATAGTTTGTATTTCTTCAAGCTCTTGTTCTGTTGTAATATAAAGAACTGGCTCAGCTGTTCCATTTCCTATCCAGCCAAACATTTCATCATATATTCTATTACAGCCAATATTACATACATCTGCAATCATTGTTCTACTTTTTCCATAACCACTTGGTGCAGAACGAAGATATAACTTACGCAACCTTGCTCCACGAGTGACGGTATTAATAAGTGGACCATACAATGGTACTCCTACATCTGGATGTTCTTTTAACCTTTCAAATAGCTCTAAAGCGCCATCATCCGGTCTTTGGGCTTCTCCAAATGTATTATCAACATATTGAGCTTTTATTCCTTCTAATTTTTGATCAACTTTTTCTGCAATCTTCTCTAAACTTGTATTATCAAGCCATTCTTCTTGTTCTTGTTTCTTTTTTATATCAAGTATGTTATCAGGATCGTATAAAAAACTTACATCAATACCATAACTATCATATGCTCTTAATAAAGACATTTTCTTTAAACGATTGTAATAATAATCAAATGCTGTGGCGGTTGCATTTTCACTGGCGGCGAGGAGCCATTCTTCACCTTTTTCTTTTTGAAAAATTGCTTCGCTTTTAGGTCTTTCCGCAAGAAAATCAGAAACATTTTTGAGAGTTATCTTTTCAGCCCCTAATTCATATAATTTATATAGAGTTCCAAAAACTATTTTATGAAATTGATTAGGAAAATCTTCATCGTTAATAGAATATTTATCGGTTTGGTCAAGTAAAGATGGATTGTTAAATACATTTCCAATAACTTGTGTTACACAAGTTACATCAACAAATTTACTCATTATTTCACTCCTTGTCTAAGAAAGTAAACAACTTTCTTCTTTTTACTTTTCTTTGCGGAACAGGTATTCTTACTATATGTTCTTTTGGTTTATAGTCCGAAATATCCTTGTTTTCATTTTGTTGATTTGCCAACCATAATGAGTAAAAATAATTATATGATTCTTGATAAATATATGGAATTATCGCCACACCTTGATTTGCTTTACTAATATCATTCTTTTTAATTTCATAAAAATAATAAAGAGCTTTTTTCATTCCTGAATAAGTGAAATTATATTCTTTTATATATTGTTTAATCTGTTTTTGTGCTCGAGGTGGAACATAATTCATATTAAATAATTTCATAATATATTCTTTTAATTCTTTTTCATCTGGGTCTTCGATATTTTCTATTTTTTTCTTTTTAGGTTTTTCTTCTGGCGGAGGTTGACCCTCAGAGCAACTTTTATGAGCATATCTTCTTGCGCCGTATGGAACACACTCTACAACATCTCGATTAAAAGTTTGTCCGCATATTGCGCATTTGACATAGTGTGCTGCTATATCTACTCACCTCTCTCAATATTTCTTTATATATATTATAACAAATTATAAAAAGAAAATCAACTGAAGCGGAATTGCTTCAGTTGATTAAATAAATTATTTAAGCATTGTGTCTTTAATTTCTTGAACAATTAAGTAAACAAGTTCTGCTTGTTCTCTAGTTGCCTCAGAAATTTTCTTGCCTTTACCTAAATACTTACTGATTATTTCAGTTATTTTTGGTCCATTAACCGCAGAGGCTGTCTCCATAAGTTTTCCAGCTATTTCACTGAATTCTTTCATAAGAGCATCAAAATCATACTCTTTAGCGATTGAGATTGTCTGGCGCTCATTAGTTACATATTGCCCATTATTTTCTAAAGCTTCTTTATTAATAGCTTCTTGTAAAGCTTTTGTAAGAGCTTCATAACTAAATGGGATTTCAGGTTCTATATACCTAAAACGGCAGCCACAACGAATACTGTTATCAAGAGAACGTAAGGTAAGAACTCTTTGTGTTGTACCATCTGGATTAACCTTAGGATGCGCATAGCCTATAATATCAGCCATATTTTCAATTATTGAAAGAGCAGAAGACTGCATAGAAGAACCAATCTGTTGATATTCAGTGCCATTTTGCGGTTTTATTGTTTTTTCTTTATCATGGCTAATAAATACTATTGCGTATCCTAATTGGGCCAGTGTGCGGAAAACATCCTCAAATTCTTTCTTATACTTAGCCCAGCCATTAGTAGTCCAACCGCCATCGCCAATATTTTCTATTCCTAATTGGTTACAAACATATTTTTGAGCAAAGTCTGCAGCTATATCAATAGTATCTACAACTATTGATTTAAAATTTTCTTGTACTTCAGGCTTCTTTAATTCGCGCATTACCTGCTTCATTTCACCCCAAGAAGTTATATCTTGTGCGATAACTCCAGGGATTGCATTATATCCTCTTTCAAAAGCTAAGAGGAGAGGCTTCGGCATACGAGCGCCAAAGGTAGACTTGCCGACTTTTGGCGGACCATAAATAAGCGTTATATATCCAGACAAATCTGTTGAAACAACATGCGGTTTAAGGTCTAAAAGATTAATTGCCATTTATATTTTCTTCTCCTTTTATAAATTTATTTAAAATTTCATTTATTAGTTCTTTATCTATCATATAATCATCGTAAATAGGATTTTTAGCTCGATGCCCCCTTATAGGGGCATCTTCTTTAAAAGTTAAATCCGCCATTTGCCGGAGCCGCAGCCGGCTTGTTCTGCGAAGCTTTATAATCTTCTCTACGCTTTTTCAACTCAGCCAGATAAAGTTCACGACCTGTCATAGCCTCTTTCATCATATTTGCAGTTATTGTAGACTCATCATCCCAAGCATATAATTCAGAAGCTGCCCAAGTTACTACAAAATCTTTTCTTGTGCTCTTAAATTCTCTTACACTTGGAGCGCCAAATGCAGACTCTTCAGTTACTGTACGAACAATGACTTCTGAAATCTGTTCGCCCTTTATATGTGTAAATACCGGACTATTCGTAGAAGCTCCAAGACTCTCAAAATAGTCCATAGCTCTAGGATCAAGCACAGTAAATTCAACTGGTAAGAGGGCATTGCGGAAATTAAATATTGCGCCTTTCAAAATCATCTTTTCAGGCTGCTGCTTTTCCTCATCCTCTTCTATACGCCTTGCTCCGGTAATAACTATATCACAATCAAAAGTATTTCTTTGATTTTTGTCAGTCTTATCAAAAGCCTGTTCTACGTGGACAAAACCGCCTTCATTGCGCTTTACACTAATAAGCTCCTCTGTTCCATTGCGATCAGAATAAAATTCATTCAAACCAATGGCAGAATCAATTCTTACTTTAGTAGCTACATCAGCACTATCCGCCATAATGGTTTTGTAAATACCATTTATAAAGTTCATCAAAACTCCAAATGTGGCATTAGCTTTTCCACTTCCGGTTGTTGCTGTTACATAGGTAAAATGTACCGGTACGATATTTATCCCATTATCATCGGTTGCAATCTCAAGAGCACCTGTAATATACTCTGTTCCGGGATTCTTAGACTGCTCACCAGTTTTCTTCAATTCAAGAGAGTGCTGATAAACTGCTCCTTCTATATATGTCTTGTTAATAAATTTCTTAGCCATAATTTACTCCTTTTAATTTTCTATTTTATAATTTTTACCCTTTTCAGTGATTGTGTACAGAGCGGGGTCAGCTCCCACCTTTTCTACAAAGCCATCTGAACAAAGCTTACGAATTGCTCCAGATACATTCCTTGTAGATATATAAAGTCCTTCCGCAATATCTTTTGACTTATAGATACCTGCAGGTTGTTCTTGCAAATATTTCAAAATCAACTTTCCATTATCAGTAAGAACCGGTTTTTCATTTTTCTTATCTACTAAAGCTTCCATATAAGCTTTAATATTATCTGTCATTAACTTTTCTGCTGTTTCAGGGGCTGCCGCAATCAAAGCATTTACAAAATCAATAAATTCTTGTTTCATATATAATACCTATCTTTCATTTTTACTATAATTATTATAGCAAATTTTATTTTAAAATTCAACCTATCAATTCTTTAAGCTTCTTTTTTCGGCCGCAACTAGACTGCTCAGGACAATAGCCTAAATGTTCGCATTTAGGCTGAAGAAAATCGGCAAATTCTGGCTCTGCGGCAATTACTGCTTCGCGCATTTTCCAGCAGAGTTCTCTTATTTCCCATTGCGCGCGAGTGCATAAACGCTCATTCATGATGTGAATTAGCTCTCGCAGATTACAAGTGAATTCTAAGGTTGTTTCACAGGCGTTCGGCAGAACATATCTGGCATCTTCATTTGGAATACCAAGTGACTGAAGAAGAGAATAAGTATCTTCTATTGTGCGAAGAGCTTTCATATAGGCTAATTCAGCTTGCGGATTTGCTTTTATAGTTTGCGGCCATACAAAATTTGCTCCATCTTCAGAACAATAGCGCTGACTTCTTACCGCATATCCTGCATGTCTGTGGCGTGTAAGTTGGGCAAGCAAAGCACGACTAACTCCGGTTATATGAAACGTAAAGTTAGCAAATTCAAGTACTGCGTGATGTCCTGAGCGGAAACAAGCACGCATTATGCGTCCATCGCCTGGCTTACTATTATAGCAATTAGAAGCAGCTTCTTCTATTGCTTTAACTGGGTTAGTTGTCATTTGAGTAAGTTTTACTTCCATTATTAATTCCTCTTATAGTTTTTAATATAGTTATATATTCTTCAACACTAAGCGCACAAGTAAGATATGGGCAATGCATTTGTCCATTAGCTATAAATGAATGTAGGCATATATCACATTTATTCATTGTTTTTTAGCTCCTCCTTTGGTCATATTATAACCAAATATAGTAGTATTATAAAAATCTATCCAATAAGTTTCTCGATTATTTAATTCACTGCGGTCACATTCTTCAAGAACTTCAAAAGAAAAATTCTCCACTCCATCTGCGGCCATAGCTTTATACAGGATATTGCTAGGCGTGTCAATCCCTAAACCAGCTTTAATATGGTCTTTCCACCTAGTTGAAAGATCCACAGCCTAACCTATATACGCTTTTTGATTCTTTAGGTTAGTAAGTTTATAAATGCCCGTATGAGTACCTGCACCAATAACACGATTTATTAAATCTGTAGAGTTTTGACGATAGTAGCCTTCCCATATAAGCTTACTTATAATTCGTTGATTTCTAAAATATGGAGCTATTTCTCTCAAGCGATTTATTTCAATAAGGTCTTGCTCACTAAGCAAAATTTTATATTTATCTAATTCAAGAGCTTTTTCTTCTTCTCGTTTAGCCGCTTCAATTGCGGCGTCTGCTTTTGAACGGAATTCTTCTAGCACTTTGCGTGCTTCAGCAAGCTTTTCCGCATTTTCCTTTAAAGCTTTTTGAAAATCTTCAACGCGCTCTCGTAAACATAAAAGATATTCATCTTCTGCATCCTGTTGAGCTTTTTGAAACTTCTCGGCTTCTTCATCAGCCGCTTTTTCTAATTTCTCTTGCATTAATTCATAGCTTTGTTGATAAATTATTTCATTAGTTTTATCAGCTTGTTCTTTTTGCTTATCAAGGCTAGAATTAATCTGCTCAACCTGAGCAAGCATTTTTTCTCTCTGCAAAGTTAATTCCCCAATTGTCTTTTCCATTTGGGAAATCTCTTCCGTATACTTAGTTCTTGTTAATTGTAACTATGAATTTTCTTTTAAAATGGATTGATTATCGACCGTAACTCTTTTTAACTTTGGAAAAAGGAATAAAGCAGTAATTAAACAGCCAATTCCAATTCCTATAATTGCCTAAATCATATCTTTTCTCCTTTATAGAAAAAAGTCTGGAGGAATTTCCTCCTCCAGACCAAAAACTTCTTTTTAATTACTCAGCGTCAGAAGCTTCAGGATCAAACGCAAGACCAGCCTCGGTCAGTACTAAATACTTAACCGGAATGTCTCCTTCAACCTTAACCGGAATTCTCTCAGCCAGACCCTTCTTAACGAGCGAGTTGAAAGTACCAGTAAACTTACGCTTCTCAATGCCAGTAGCCTCTACTGCATCGTCAGTAGTAATATCCTTACCCTTTACAGTAGCAAGGTAATCAAGAATTGCTACAGCGTTCTCGCTAAGACCTTCGGGTCTATCAGCATCTACTATGCCAATAAAAGTCGCATCAATTGCGCCATTTACTGTAGCAGACTCACGAACACCGAGCTTCTTATTGCTCAAAGAAGTAAATACACCATTTACAGTTGCAGTAGACATATCAAGAGCAGCCGCAACATCCTGTGAAGTCATCTTCTTACCATGATTCTCTTTAAGATACTCAATAACCTTTACACTATTTTCAGAAAGCTTTGCCATTTTTAATTTTTCTCCTTTAAAATAATTATTTTTTTTATTTTCTGAATTTCTCATTCAGTATAGATATTATATAAAAAATTTTTTACAAAGTCAAAAGTATTTCTTGAATTGCATCATCTAGGGCAATCATATCATCTATACCTCCAATATGCGAAGACAACTTAATAATCTCGTTCTCTGCCTTCGATTTTTCTTCAGTAGATAAATCTGGTTGCTGAAGTTTCAACTCAAGCTATGCAATTTTCTTTGCTAAATTTTTTATTTCTTTCTGTTTCATATTTTCTATCCTTATTATATAATATTTTTAAAAGTTTCTCAACTAAGAGAAGCTGATAAAGCATAATGATTTATAAATTCTTCTTCTGTTATAATTGGTATCCCTAAACGTTCTGCAGCTTTGTTTTTTGCAGAGGTAGAAGAAATATTGTTATTGATTAACCAAGTGGTTTGAGAAGATACACTACTAACCACTTTTCCGCCATGAGCTTCTATTACTTTAGTTAATTCATCTCTATTTTTAAAATGCTGCAAGGTACCAGTAATACATATCTTTTCACCAACCATATCTTGCGCGGTCGGCGTTTCGTCCTGCTTATAACTAAGAATATTAGCCGCTATAAGGTCAGCGTTTGCCCAATCAAAATTCCAAAGAGCAGAAGCTTTTTCATAAGCTACTTTATCCAAATGAGTAAAGTCATAGTGACTTTTTGCTGCGTCCCGCAATTCTTCATAGCTTTTAAAATGCTTTGCAAGTTCTTTTGAAAGTGATGTTCCTACAAGCGGAATACCAAGTGCACAGATAAACTTTTCTAACTTAGGTATTCTACTCATTTGGATTGCGGTAAGAGCATTATTTACTGATACTTTTCCAAAGCCTGGCTTTAAAATCCATTCTTCTTTATGTGATTCTAGTTTATATAAATCAGCAATCTCATTAACCCAGCCCCAATCAATAAGTTTTTCAAGAGTAGCTCTTGAAAGACCCCTTATATCTAAGCCTTTCTTTGAGCAGTAATGATCTAGCTTTGTCAGCAATTGACCACAGCAATCAGGGTTTCCACATTTTAAAACCTCAGAGTCATTTTTCTTTTCTATATAAGTTGGTCCACCACAAATTGGACATACATCTGGAATATTATCAAGTCTAATTCCTTCGATATCAGCGCTTGATTCTGGATATCCAGCAGATAGGACTTGAGGTATTATATCGTTTGCTTTAAAAACACATAGACTTTGACCTTGGTAGGCTCGATGAAGCGTTTCTCGCATTACACTGATATTGTGCAAACTAGCTCTTGTGCATCCACACCCATCCATTTCTACTTCGTGAAAAACTGCAATAGGGGTTAAAACACCAGTACGCCCAAGAGTCCATTCAATATTTTCAAGCCAAGTCTCATATACATCTGGTTCAAATTTAAAAGCCATTGCCGCACTAGGATGATGTTCCGTTGAGCCAGCCTTAGCATATTTTGCGCAATTATTTACTTTTAACACAAGTCCATCAATAGGATAGTTTAAATTAGCTGCACATTTTCTAAAGACTGTTAAATCTTCTTCTGTTATTTTCTGACCAGCTGAAAATAAATCATAAGGAACACAAGTAAAACCAAATGAAGCAGCAGTTATTAATCTTTCATTTAAGTTTTCTAATTGCTCTAACCCTTCAATAACATCCCAGGCAATAAAACTTAGTCCTCTTGCCGCACATTCTTTACTATCAAGAAGCTGAATTGAACCTGCTGCAAAATTACGAGGATTAGCATATTCATCAGAAAATTCTTTTGTAAAAGTATCTTCATCACAAATAATCTCACCATCTATTGTCAAAGTATTTACAATAGGTCCGTTTACATTGAATGTTGCTTTTGGATAAGGGATATATTTAGGAATATTATTAATTACTCTTGCATTATGAGTTATATCCTGGCCTACAACGCCGTCTCCTCTTGTTTCTGCGGACACAAGAACACCATTTACATAGTGAAGACTTACAGTAAGACCGTCCATTTTAAGCATACATATTCTATCTTCACCAAATGCAAAAGAGTTGAGTTCTTCTAAGTTTCTTGTCTTTGCAAGAGATAGCATTGGATGAGAGTGCTTAACTTTGTTTAGTTCAGAAACTACTTCATAAGAAATTTTCTGTGTGGGCGAATTGGGCAATACTATTCCTGTCTCTGCTTCCAAATGACAAAGATTAAAATAAAGGTTATCCCATTCAGTATCATGTACTATGGGATGCCCTTCATCATATAGTTTTGTATAATAATTAAGTTTTTCAACTAATTCTTCTATTATTGCTCCTGAAGTTTTTGTCATATTATAAAAACTCCTTTA